AGATTTGAAGAAAAAAAGGACCCAGATCTAGCAAAAGCATTAAATGCTGAAGTAGCTACTCAAATAGAGAAAAACTCAGAAACAGAATAATATGTCGTTTTATCCAAAATCAATGATAAAGAAATTGCAACCAGGTATAGACATACTTGGTGGTGACTTTGGTGGAATAGAGGGTTTGTTTAAAAAAGCTATGGAACAGCTCTTTAGAAGAGCATTAGGCCTTTCCGATGATGAAGCAACACCTGATAGTACAACCGGTAGTACAGCTGATAGTACAGCTTTATTGACTAAACCAACACCTGCAGATATAGTACTACTACAAACGAGAAACTTACAGATAATTGCATTACCTAAAAAAGAATATGAGGTAGGTAACTTTCAAAATGCAATTATAATTACTAATGAAGTTACTGGAGACCCAACAACAGACCCAGTAATTAAAAGACATTACTCTAGGCCATATCTTCCCGATTATCAAAAAGGATATTATGATAGGTATTTATTTTTTGATATAAGAACTAAAGAAGTTATAGAAGTTACCGAAAGAGACTATATTAAATATAGAGATTTAAGATATAAAAGGACTACTATTATTTCTTGGTATATTTTAGGAGCAGCAGAAGACTACAGACTCGAAAACTACATATACCCAGGAGTAGAGAATAATAATATAGATGTTTTAGCACAAGCTGAAATTGACGTACCCGGAGTTACTGACTTTTTTAAACTCTATAAAGGTTTTACAGAACACTTACTGAGTGATATTTCTGAGTATGACGGAGCTGTAGAAGTTATAGAAGATTTAGAAGAACCACCACCACCACCAACTGATGAGGAAATAGCAGAAGAAGAAGATTTATCACCTGCAGAAGAAATAGCCGAATTACCTGCTCCAATTGATATGGATTTAGATGAAATAACATCTGGTTTGGATGAAGCAGAAGGGTTGCAAGATGACATAGATGCAGCAGCTGAACAATTAATCGCCGATCAAGATGCTATAACCAAGGAAATGGAAGATGATTTAGCAGATCAAGAACGTAGAATAGCACAATTAGAATTAGAGCAAGAAAGACAGCAAAGAATAAATGATTTAAAAATGATTATCGATGTAGAAGAAATGAATCTTACTCAAGATATTATTAATTGGAGTTCTAAAGCTAGAAGAAAAAAGAAAAGAAGAAGATTAGATCAAACCCGCGATGAAACTAAAATAAACACATTATTTGATATAGTATTTAACGGAAATAAACACCCAGAACTGTATACCGGAGAAGAAATGGTTATATCAACTAATGAAAGTTCATTAAGAAGTAGAGTTAAGCTATCATTAAGCGCTAAGAAGATTACAGCTGTTTGGACAAGAAACCAAGGAGATACTTATTATGCTAGTAGTTATTCTATGAAAAATGGACGTACAGTCACAGGAGAACATGCAAAACTCTATTCTGATTTTGCAGCAGCTACCCCATCTACACCTGCAGGCACAACTCAAGCCGATTATGATGCTATAACTCTAACTACTGAACAATCAGACGCTGCATTAGGGGTATTAACAGCACGGGAAAGGAACCAAGTACCAGCCTTAAGAGCCAAAGCACTACAGTTTATGAAAGATGAAATCTTAACAGCACAATCTACAGGAGGAGAATTTAGAATTACAATTGCTCGTCAAAACGTATACAATAGGTATAAAAGTTTTAAATTTGAAAATAGCGGTAATACGGAATATAGCAAAAGGGGTAATTACGAAGGAGGAACATCAACAGGTTCCACCCAACAGACTAGAGGTAACATAGTTGACGGACAATCTATAGGTACTAGAGGTACTAGAAAAGGAACCACCCCAACAAAATCTGGAGGAGGAGACCGAAGCCGTAAAATGCAACAAAACTCTTCTTTATATGATTCTAACAGACCTACTCGTAGAGAATCTTAATAAAAAAGTATAAAATAGTTGCCTATAGCTATTATTTTTCTTATATTTAATTAAAATAGGTTATAAAAATGTTTTATATAGTTGAAAGCGACAAACAGCTAAAGAGGTTAGAAAAGTACAAAGATATACCTACTTATGTAGAAGCAGTACCATCTAATTTTTCGTATCATCCCAAATTAGCAGATACAGTAGGAGTTTATATTAGACCTATAACCTTAGATAAAGGATTCATAGTTCCAATCGATCATGAAGAAGGTTTAAATGTAGAGAAAGACCGTCTCTATGATATTTTAAAGCAATTTACTACTCTATATACTGTAGATAGGAAAGCATTGTTGTATCACTTTAATTTACTTAATAGCAACGATATTTCTCTGCTGTATATGATGAAGAAGTATGACAGATTACAGATACCAGATTATAATAAAGGAATCAACCATTTTTACAATAAATTTGATGATGATATAAGTATTAATAAGGTAATTCCTATTAGTAAACTATATGAATATTATGAAACTGTATTTGAAAAAATTAAAGGAGTAATAGAGGAAGAAAAACCTTCTGGGTTTGATTTTTATAATACTACAGCTACTAATGTATTCTTTTTATTAGAACAACAAGGATTAGGAGTATTTTATAACGCTTTCATTGAATTATTTAATCCTAGAAATCCTATTTTTAATATTACTAATAATATAGCACTAACTTCCTATAATTTATACAATGTTACATCTAGGCCTACCAATTCTTTCAACAGTGTGAATTTTGCTGCAATTCCACATACCGAATCCCACCGAAAATCCTTTAAACCCCAAAACGATTTTTTTGTAGAATTTGATTTCGATGGGTACCACCTTCGATTACTCTGTCATCAGATTGGTTATAAATTAACTGATAAACCAGCTCATAAGCAATTAGCTAAACACTACTTCGGTACTGAGGATATAACAGATGAACAGTATAAACAAGCAAAACAGATAAATTTCCATGCAATATATGGGAAGATACCTAAAGAACATGAAAACTTAGAGGTATTTAAGTTAATAAAAAAATATATTGCGGATATGTGGACTGTGTATGAAGAACAAGGTGTTGTATGTGATCCTATATCAAATAAACCATTCACTAAAGAACTAAAAGACATGCATCCCGCTAAATTAATGAATTATATGATGCAAAGCTTGGAAACTTCAAGAAATATTCTTATATTAAAGAATGTTCTACGGTTTTTAAAAGATAGAAAAACTAAAATCGCATTATACACCTATGACTCAGTGTTATTCGATTTTAATAAAGAAGATAAAGAAATACTAGATGAGTTAGAGAACGTGCTGAGCGAAGATGGGAAGTACCCTGTCAAGTTTAAGTCTTCTAAAAACCTGGTTTTATAAAATAATATAATATTTATAACAAATGGAAAATGTTTTGGCAAGGCCGGTATTTGATTACGATATCGACGTAACACCCCTAACTGGAGATATGAATAATAAGCTTTTCTGTACTTTCTCAACAGAAACAGACCTAGAAAACAATCTAGCTCAGATAAAAGAGAAGTATAAAATAATATACAACAAAATCTTTGTGCTTTATTCAAAGAGCCAAGACGAGTATATCTGTACCTATAATGTAGATTTCGGAAATGTATCTGCATTTCTAGATAATACAATACTTGTACATAGAAAAAAAGAAACCAACACACTTTATACAATTAACGCTCTAAATACATTAATTAAGTCAATTAATGGAGGAGTGCTTGATACAAGCTATAAGGTCGATTGGACTGATTATAGGAATTGCGTCCTCCTAACCAAAGGACCGGAGTTAAAAAGGATTAATACTAAACTTTTTCGTATAATAGAGTTGGTCCCCTGATCTTTTTTTCGTATATTAATTAAATAAGTTATAAATAAAACAAAGTTATGGATTTAAATGCAATTAAAGCAAAGCTCGGTGAGCTAAACAGTAACTCTGGAGACAGAGAAAAAAAAGACTACTCAAAGATATTTTGGAAACCTGAGATAGGTAAACAAGTAGTAAGAATTCTACCATCACATTTTGACCCTGCGTTCCCATTTAAGGAATTAAAGTTTCATTACGGTGTAGGTAAATATCCTATGGTAGCTCTATCTAATTTTGGTAAACAAGATCCGGTAGAAGAGTTTGTTAATGAATTAAAAAAGACATCTGATAAAGATAACTGGTCATTAGCAGGAAAACTAACTCCGAAAACTAGAATATTTGCTCCGGTAGTAGTAAGAGGTCAAGAAGACCAAGGAGTAAGATTATGGGGATTTGGAGTAACAATTTACAAAGCACTTCTAGCACTAGCAGAAGATGAAGATGTAGGTGATTACACTGATGTTATTAATGGATGGGACTTAGTTGTAGAACAAGCCACAGGTAATCCTTACCCAGTAACAACTGTAAGAATCAAACCAAAACAAACACCATTATCAGACAATAATGACAACGTGAAACTATGGTTAAAAGAACAACCATCACCAGAAGAGTCATTTACACAGTATGATTATGAGTTTATCAAGAGACAACTAAAGAGTTACTTAGACCCTAACGCAGAGGAGACTAATACTCCAGCAGCAGAACCATCGGCAGCAGTTAAGACTGACTTTACGTTGGCCAAAGCAGGAACAGGTAATGATAAAGTAAGCAAATTCGACGATCTTTTTAACGAATAAATAAACATGACAGTAAAGAAAAAACAAGTTATAGAAGCCGCATCTGCGATCGTCAAAAAAAATTTTGACTTAAGTAAGTTTAAAAAGAAGAAAGGTTTTTCTAATTCATCAGTAAAATTTAAAGAACAGGGTTGGATACCTCTATCAAAAGCATTTGTAAATATAACATCTTTACCGGGCATACCAACTGGACATATAACATTACTACGTGGACATAGTGATACTGGGAAAACCACAGCACTAATAGAAGCAGCAGTGAATGCACAGAAAATGGGAATTTTACCTGTATTCATTATAACGGAGATGAAATGGTCTTGGGATCATGCTAAAATGATGGGATTAGAGCTTGCAGAGTTAAAAGACTCTGAAGGTGATGTAACAGATTACGATGGCTTCTTCCTCTACGCAGATAGAGGTACTATCAACTCCATTGAAGATGTAGCCGCTTATATGGCTGATCTAATGGATGAACAGACAAAAGGTAATTTACCTCACGATATGTGTTTCTTTTGGGATTCAGTAGGATCTGTACCATGTGATCTTTCAATACGTTCTAATAAGAACAATAATGAATGGAATGCAGGAGCAATGTCAACTCAATTTGGAAATAACCTTAATCAAAAGATCTTACTTTCTAGAAAATTAGGCAATCCTTACACTAATACATTAGTAGCAATAAATAAAGTATGGACTATGAAACCTGAGCATCCTATGGGTCAACCAAAGCTGCAAAATAAAGGTGGAATGTCGATGTGGTACGATGCTACATTAGTAGTTACTTTTGGTAACATAACAAACCCTGGAACTTCTAAAATTAAAGCAGTAAAAGACGGCCTTCAGGTGGAATTCGCCAAACGGACTAATGTACAAGTCGAAAAGAACCATATCGGAGGAGTACAATCCAGAGGTAGGGTAGTAATGACATCACACGGATTTATCGAGGATGATAAAAAAGCTATTGATAAGTATAGGGATACACATAAAGAACACTGGTTAAAACTAGTGGGAACAATGGACTTTGACTTAATTGAACAAGGCGACTTAGAAGAGGAGAAAATAACTACTAAGTTATTAGATTAATGAGCACTAAATACAACAGTATTTTAGAAAACCTTAAAGAAAGACCTCCTCAAGAGCTAAATGATAATATTATGGTCATTGATGCTATGAATACTTTAATTCGTAGTTTTTCTTTACTAAAAGCAATGAACCCTGACGGTTACCACATAGGTGGCTTGGTTGGATTTTTACGCTCCCTTGGGTTCTTAGTAAGAACATTCGAACCTAGCAGAGTAATAATAGTATGGGACGGAAAAGGTGGATCAGCTAATAGAAAGAATATCAATCCTGAATATAAAGCTAATAGAGCTACTAGTAGAATTACTCACTGGGGATTATACGATACAAAAGAAGAAGAAACAGAAGCCCTGATAGGACAGTTGAATAGAGTACGAGACTACCTTGAATGCTTACCGGTCCAACAAATAATGATGGAGAAATTGGAAGCGGATGATATTATGGCTTATATAGGTAAGCAAGCTTCTGATTCTAATGTTAAAAAATGCACGATAGTATCTTCAGATAAGGATTTCTTACAATTAGTAGATGATACTATAGAGGTTTATGCACCAATAAAGAAAATAGTTTATACAGAAGCTAATATTAGAGAAGGACTAAACGGTATTATACCTGAAAACTACAATATTGTAAAAGCTTTACTTGGAGATAACTCAGACAACCTAAAAGGAGTAAAAGGTTTAGGTATAAAGACTATTCTTTCACAATTCCCAAAACTTATTGATGATCCTACTATGGAATTAGATTATGTATTCGGAGTATGTGAAAAGAACTTAGAAGGTAAGAAGATTTTCTCTAAAATACTTACTGCATGGGATCATGTAGAAACTAATTACGAACTTATGAATTTACATGAGTCTGTGTTGGATGATAACGAAAAAAATCATATATTGGATGTAATGAAAGCAAGTATACCGGATCTACAAGCTGGAGCATTCCTTCATTTACTAGATACAGATAAAATAGAAGGAATAACTAAGAATACAGAAGGATGGTTAGAAAACTTTAGAAAATTAACAGTTTATAAAAAATAGGTTATATGACATTACAGAGATTATCAGAATACGGAAAAGGATTCCAAATAAAAGTGATCGGCGCACTACTAACACAGAAAGGATTTCTAATTAATGTTAGAGACACCCTAAAAGCAGACTACTTTGATACTGACACTCATAAATGGGTGGTTGATAAAATCTTATCGTACTTTGATCAGTACAACACTACCATTACTATGGATGTTCTTAAAGTAGAACTTAAAAAAGTAGATAATGATGTCTTAATGACAGCTTTAAAAGAAGAATTAAGGAATTCTTATGCAGCTTCACAGGATGATTTAGATTATGTAGAGGGAGAATTTACTTCTTTCTGTCGTAATCAGGAAATGAAAACTGCTATACTAGATTCAGCATCCATGCTAAAAAATGGTGATTTTGAAGGAATCAGAAGTGTAGTAGAAAAAGCAATTAAAGCCGGAATGGATAAAAGTATAGGTCATGAATATAATAAAGATGTTGAATCACGTTATCGTGTTGACTACCGTCCTACTATTCCTACTCCTTGGCCTGCTCTTAATGATAGTATACAAGGTGGGTTTGGACCTGGGGACCTTGGCATCATTTTTGGTAGTCCTGGTGGTGGTAAAAGTTGGACTATGGTTGCTATTGCCGCTCATGCTGTTCAGCTTGGCTACAAAGTTAATTATTATACTTTGGAACTGGGTGAAGACTATGTAGGAAAAAGATTTGACTGTTATTTTACAGGTCATGGTATTGAAGAGGTAAATAGTCATAGAGGAGAGGTACAAACATACATTGATAACTTAAAAGGAAAATTAATAGTAAAAGAATACGCACCGAAACAAGCTAGTGTAGGTACTATAAAAGCACATATACAGAGGTGTACTGATTTAGATCACAAACCGGACTTAGTTATAATTGATTATGTTGATTATTTAAGAGGACCGGCTAGAGGAAAGTTTACTGAAAGAAAAGATGAGATTGATGATAGTTTTATCGCAACTAAAGGACTAGCAAAAGAACTACAGATACCTATAATAACACCTTCCCAGGTAAATCGAATGGGAGCCAGGGATAGTATTATAGAAGGTGACAAAGCAGCAGGCTCATACGATAAAATGATGGTTGCTGACATCTGTATATCACTTTCCAGAATGAAAGAAGATAAGGTACTAGGTACAGGTCGATTCCATATCATGAAAAATAGATACGGTCGAGATGGAATGACATATAATATAAAAATGAATACAAATAACGGACATATTGATATTGAAGGTGTAACAAACCTGGAAGAACTTCTCGAACAAGAGAATAAACCCCAGTTTACTCTTACACCGGATAAAATGCAAGATTTATTTGGAAAAACCTAAATATATATGCTATTTATTTTAGATCTCCTGGAATAGATTATTCTACTTTAGGAGATTTAACTGTCTACAAATAATAAAAAATAAAATTTATGAGCCTACTTAATGAAAGAATTGTTTACAAGCCGTTTGAGTATCCAAAAGCATTCGACTACTGGTTAAAACAGCAACAAGCACACTGGTTACACACAGAAGTACCTATGGCTCAAGACGTTAGTGATTGGAAATCCAACCTAACAGCTTCAGAAAAGAACCTAATAGGGGGTATTTTAAAAGGTTTCGCACAAACAGAAACAGTAGTTAATGATTACTGGACAGGATTAGTTACTAAGTGGTTCAGAAAACCAGAAGTTATTGCAATGGCCACTACTTTCGGATCATTCGAAACTATTCATGCAGAAGCCTATTCTTTACTAAACGAACAGTTAGGTCTAGACGATTTTGCTGAATTTTTAGAGGATGAAGCTACAATGGCCAAGATAGAAGCGTTAATGGACGTTAGAGATGGACATGATGGCAAACCTGATTGGAAAAAAAGAGCTAAATCCTTAGCTATATTTTCAGCTTTTACTGAAGGAGTAAATTTATTCTCTTCTTTTGCAGTTCTATTATCTTTTAAAATGAGAAATAAACTAAAAGGTATAGGTCAGATTGTAGAATGGTCTGTAAGAGATGAATCATTACACTCAGACGCCGGTTGTTGGTTGTTTAGAACGTTAATGGAGGAGCATCCTGAATTTAAGACTAAAAAACTAATGAAGGAAATCAAACAAGCAGCCCACCTTTCTTTAGAATTAGAATTTAATTTTATAGATAAGATATTTGAATTAGGAGATTTAGAAAATCTTACTAAAGACGAATTAAAGAATTTTATTAAACATAGAGTTAATACAAAAATGGGAGATTTAGGATTAGATCCTATTATACCTTCATCTGAAATAGATAAAGGAGCTTTAAAAACAATGAAATGGTTCGATGCAGTAATTGCGGGTAAACAACAAACAGATTTCTTTGCGAGTAGAGTTACTAACTACTCTAAAGGAACCGTAGATTGGGATAACGCTTTTTAAAAACACATAAACACTAAATAAATGGTAAATAACATCGATATTTCAAACTGGGAAAAGGGTAAAGATTATCCTGAATGGATGACTGAAGTATCATTAGCAACCGTCTCCAAAGGTTATCTACTACCAGAGGAAACCCCAAAAACAGCTTATAAAAGAGTAGCGAATAGAGTAGCATCACGGTTAGATAGACCGGATTTAGCTTCTAAATTCTTTAGATATATGTGGAAAGGGTGGTTAAACCTAGCTTCCCCAGTATTATCTAATACAGGAACCGGTAGAGGACTACCTATTTCTTGTTTTGGTATAGATACACCTGATTCTATTAGAGGAATTGGTTTAACTAATGCTGAATTAATGAGATTAACTTCTCTAGGTGGTGGAGTTGGAATTGGATTATCTAATATTAGAGGAAGAGGTGGAAAGATCGGAGGAAATGAAAATTTAGGTCAATCTGAAGGTATTGTACCTTGGGCTAAGATTTATGATTCTACTATCATTGCGACAAATCAAGGAGCAGTAAGAAGAGGGGCAGCCTCTGTTAATCTAGATATAAATCATCCAGATATTGAAGAATTCTTACAAATACGTAGACCTAAAGGTGATCCTAATAGACAGTGTTTAAACCTACATCAATGTGTGGTTATAGATGATGAGTTTATGCAAAAATTAGAAAGAAATAATACAAAAGCAAGAGATTTATGGATTAGTATACTTAAGTCAAGAATGGAAACTGGAGAACCTTACATTATGTTTAAAGATAACGTTAATAACGCTAATCCACAAGCATATGTAAAGAACAACTTAGAAGTTTCGATGACTAATATTTGTTCTGAGATTACATTATTTACAGATGATGAACATTCTTTTATTTGCTGTCTTAGCTCACTTAACTTAGCTAAATATGATGAGTGGAAAAATACAGATTTAGTAGAAACAGGGGTATACTTCCTTGATGGTGTAATGGAAGAATTTTTAGATAAGACTTCCGGTAGAGAATCATTAGTAAGAGCTCATAGATCAGCTAAAAAAGGAAGAGCTATAGGTTTAGGAGTTTTAGGATGGCAAACATTTTTACAAAATAAGAGAATACCATTCATTTCTATCGAAGCAACTTCATGGACCCACAAGATATTCTCACAAATTAGAGAACAAGCAATAGCAGCTTCAATGAAGTTAGCAGACGAATACGGAGAACCAGTTTGGTGTAGAGGAACAGGTATGAGAAACTCCCATGTATTGGCAATCGCACCAACAGTATCAAATTCCACCATAACAGGAGGAATATCAGCCGGTATTGAACCATTACCAGCAAATGTTTTTACATTTAATTCAGCTAAAGGTACTTTTATTAGGAAGAATCCTGCATTAGAAAGTTATTTAGAAGAGAAAGGTTCTAATACAGAAGAAATTTGGGATCAGATAATGAAAGATAGAGGATCAGTAGCAAACCTACCTGAAAGCGTATTACCAAATGGAGATAAAAAAATATTCCTTACATTTTCAGAAATAAACCAATTAGGTTTAGTAGAGCAAGCAGCAGCAAGACAGAAGTACATAGATCAAACGCAATCTTTAAATTTAGCCTTTGATCCCACCGATAGTCCAAAATTTATTAATTTAGTTCACCAAACTGCTTGGAAGTTAGGAATAAAAACACTATATTATCTAAGAACAGATTCAGTAATCAATGGCGACATTGGATCTAGAACATCAGAAGATTGTTTAAATTGTGACGGTTAAAAGAAAAGTTATGAAGGAAAATTATATTTTTATTAATATAGCAAGTTATAGAGATGCAGAATTGTTACCTACTATAGCAGATGCTATCAAAAACGCAAAGTATCCAAAAAGATTAGTATTTGGAATATGCCACCAACATCATGATGATGATAAGTGGGATACTCTAAAGAAATATAAAAAGGATAAAAGGTTCAAGATTATTGACATGCGAGCAGAAGAGGCTAAAGGAGTATGTTGGGCAAGAGCTGAAATACAAAAGCTTTGGACTGATGAACAGTTTACTTTACAGTTAGATTCACACCATAGGTTTATTAAACACTGGGATGTAGAACTAATCAACACATTTTTCGACTGTGTAAAAGCAGGATACCAAAAACCATTGATTACTTCTTATATACCATCTTATGATCCTGACAACGATCCACAAAATAGAGTAAACGAACCATGGTACCTAACCTTTGATAGGTTTGCACCAGAAGGACCGTTACACACTAGACCACATACAATAGAAAATGCTGCCAAATGCACCTTACCTATACCAGCAAGATTCTTTTCAGCCCACTTTATGTTTACAATGGGTGAATTCAATAGAGAAGTACCTTATGATCCTTCTTTGTACTTTCATGGGGAAGAGATTACTATGGCAGTAAGAGCTTACACTCATGGGTATGACTTACTAACACCTCATAGAATATTTGCATGGCACCATTACGGTAGAGATAATGCTAGAAAGCACTGGGGAGACCATTCAAACTTTGGAGATAGAGATAAATTATCTTTTGATAGAGTTAAGATGTTACTTAGTGTGGGTAGAGTAAAATGTAGACCGTGTCAACTAAGACAGCTAGAGCCTTTTGGTTTCGGTAAAGAGAGAACATTTAGAGAATACGAAAGATATGCTGGAATAGACTTTAGTACAAAGAAGCTACAAGGGTATACACTAAAACATAAAACACCTCCAAACCCACCATTGGATGAAAATGAAGAATGGTCAGAAACACTACTACCATTCCAGAAATTCTGTGTAGATATACACAAAGATCATTTTAAATATAATGATTACCTATTCTGCGTAGTATCTTTTGAAGGAGATGCCGACGGAGATGTAATTCATAGAGAAGATTTTAATAAAGAGCAACTACAGAACTTGTTAGATGCAACTCCAGACGGAACATTTATTAATATATGGAAAGAATTTTATGGCCCAATGCCTGCTAAAGTAATTGTTTGGCCTAACTCTAAAAAACATGGTTATGTCGATAGATTTGAGTACCGATTTGATGCAGTCTAAAATATTTGTACATCTCCCAGCTTATAGGGAGCCTGAACTAATACCCACTATTGAAGATGCATTAGCCCAAGCAGCAAACCCAAAAAGAATTATATTCGGTATTTGTAGACAATATCACCCTGATGATGACTTTGATAATCTGGATAAGTACAGAAAAGATAAGAGATTTAAGATCTACGATATTCCTCATGAAAAAGCAAAAGGTCTGCCTTATGCAAGAGCAATTATTAATGAGAAACTGCTAGAAAATGAAGATTACGTACTTCAATTAGATTCTCACCATAGATTCATTAAACATTGGGATAAAGAGCTAATTACAATGCATTCTAACCTGGAAAAGGACGGGTATAAGCCACTATTAACAGGTTATTTACCTGAGTATAAGCCATTTGAAGAACCTAACGGTAGAACCGATGTTCCATGGTTTACAAGATTTAATAGTTTCTACCCACACGGTACTATTTTTATACAACCTACCTTATTAAGAGGTTGGAAAAATATGAAAAAACCAGTACCTGCCAGATTCTGTTCAGGACACTTTTGCTTCGGTAAAAACGAATGGGCTAAAGAAATAAAGCATGATACTGATATAT